TTATCTTCTGTCTTCTTAGATATAGGGAAGTCAGTTATGGGAAGTTTGTTAGTCTCTCTTACCTTTGGTATCCCTTGTTCATCTCTATAGATATCTAAGAACTCATAAGCATATTCTTTATCTTCTATTCTTCTGAGCTGTGCTCCTACTAAATGCTGTGGGAATATAGATACCTTTCTATGTTTAAAAGCTTCTTCAATGTTTCTTGGATGTTGGGATACTTCAAGCTGATATGCTTCCGGAGTCATCTTCTTTTTGCATTCCTCAAAGTAATCATCTAGAGCTTGAAGTGCTTCTTCTACTAGAGAGTTTCCGTATGCATCAATGTATGGCGGCATAGACCACTGTTCAGGAATAAATAAACCTGATACACCTACACTACCTTTACTATCTAGTAAGTCTGTATCTACTGCATAAATATCATTAGCCTCTGGATTAAGGATCATTTCCTTTAGTGGCTCACACTGATCCAAGTCTCCCACAGAACCTGCAGCAATGAACATACCTGTAGTCATCATACCTGACTTAAGGGCTGGCTTGATATATCCAAAGGTAGTATCCATCTTAGGTGCAATCCCAGCTTCCTCATGGAAGAAGAACTTAACCGGACCCCCTACACCATTTGTAGGATCTTTCTCAAATGACATACCTTGAATAGTACCTTTGAGACCAACTTCAGTCTTTCTGTCCCCTTTTCTTACTTCAATCTTTTGCTGCCACATCATGACTTTGTCTGGTGACATAGGTCTATACCATGCAGTATGTTCATTTAGGAAAGCTGCATATTCTGACAAGAACTTCCATGTACCCTTCTCATTGATGTAATCCTTGAGTGATGCACCCATCTTAAGTGTAACCCCTGCCTCAAACCATTGCTGATTTATGAGTTTACCGGCATGATAATATGATGAGGCAATCTGACGCTTCTTGAGGATAGCTGAATGCTTGTAGTGTAACTCAGCTAATAGCTCATATAGCGCCATGTGATATTGAGCATCCCGTATATCAGCAAACCCAAATGCTTGAATCTCTTTATTAAAGATAGGTAGGAAGTTAAGCCACATGTAATACTCTCTAGCTAAGAACCAGATCTCTTTACCAGACTTTACAATAACACCTTTTCTACATCTTTCTTTTTGATCATCCCAGTACTTAATAAAGTCCTTTGATTTATATGGTGCTGTACAGTATACTTTGTTTTGATTAAACAGTCTACACTGTTCATTAAACACATAGGCACTATCTTCATTGAAGTTATACTGACCAGGTTCTTTGAATATGCTAACAATAAAAACCCTGAACTCATCTCTTGTAGCAAAGTCAGTAGTAGTCCAGGTACCGTTATCCCAGGTAGGTATGTCGTTCCAGAAATCCATTATGAGTCATATGCTAGTCCTTGTCCACCTCTTACTTTGCTTTGCTGCTCATCTTGTAGGTCTTTGTATACACCTTTGAATGATTGTCTAATAGAGTCAAAGTCTTTTGCTACAGCTCTAATCTGTGCTATGTTACCATCCTTACCATCAGTAATTTGAGTAGTAGCTAAGTATCTTGCTATTCTGTCTAGTGCTTTCTGCATACCGTCATACGCGCGGGATGTTGGAGTCTCATATAGTCTTGCACAGAACTGTAGAGCTGTATAGATATCTTTGTCTTCTGGGGAAAACTCTGCCTCTATCTGATCAAGGATCAAGTCTTCTTTATCCACTGCAGGAGTATGGAAGAATATATTCAAATCAGGATTAGGACATGTCATATAGAACAGGTATTGGTATATCTTGAGATAATCATTAGGATAATTATCCATGATATCCTTCAGAGCTTTCATTGTATAACAATGTTCTGTAGGCACCACTACCCCATTCTGCACGTCAAATAATCTTACTATCATTTCTTTTTAATTTAAAAAGGTAAGTTTCCTTTTTGTATTTTTTTTGGTATACCAAATAAATTTCTTAGACCATCCCAAAATCCAGATGCAAAATATCCACTGCGAATTACATGAGAGTCTTTACATACTATATACCCATTATACTGAGTACTATTCTTTTTAAAATAACAAAATACCTTGCCCTTGTATTTGAATATCTTAACAGCTTTAATTTCTTCACAGTGAAACCAAGCCGGGTTATTCAAGTGATTAGTTTCAATCTTATAAAATCTCATAGTTATTTCTTTTTAATTTGGTCTCTGTTATCATATAACCAGTTAATGATGGAGATAACTTCATCTGCTAGATATGGTACTTCCATTTGTATAACTTCTTTGACTACAGGATCTCCATTGGATGAATACTTAGTAATTGGGTATCCATATTCATCTGTTCCCTCTACTTCAAATATCACATGATGGATATATATCTTACCTGCTCTAAGCTTACGGTTATGCTTTAGTATAATATACATATAAATACTAAGCTGTAGTGCATAGTGGTTGAAGTTACAGTCATCCAAATGACTTACCGGGTGCTGCATTTTATCAGATATCCCTTCCCAGTTCTTGAATGATTCTGTCTTAATCTCTTTATTAGTCTTGTAGTCAATGATATTTACTTTACTATTTACTACTTCTACTAAGTCAGACTGCCCGCATATACCCGCAGACTTAAGATAGACCATATGCTCAGGGTAAATCCCGTCTGTAAGTTTTTGTTCAGGCGCCTTTTTAAGTGCTCCTTCTTCAAGAGGTTTGTATACAGGAATTGGAATACCCTCTAATTCTATAGAAGATAGAGAGCATAGATCTGCTTCTCTTTGGTTATGATAGAATGTTCCTAGGGTGGTAGCCCGGTCTGCTTCCGCTTTCCAAAGCTCTAAAATCTTTTCCGGTGGTATACCAAACCATTTAGATCTACTCTTCTTAGTTACACTAGCTGCTATCTTCTCAGCGTCAAATGGCTTCTTAAAGTTAGATAGCAGTGATGTAACACTTATCCAGTCTATACCTTCTGCATCAATGCTTTTGTAGCTATGATCAGCAGCATTAAATACTATACTCATAGTGCGTCTAGTTTATCCTCATCTTCTTCAGATATCAAAGAGAACCATCTACCGTCAGGACATTCAGTAGATAAGGCTCTTGTTTTAAAAGTTAATGAGCAACCACACAAAGAACAACAAGGTTGTGTTCCTGGCATTGCACATTCTTTTCCTTTTGTATCAATATACTCACAAGAATCACATATCTCCTTCCTGTGAACAGCAATATCTTCTACAAATTCATCACGGATTACTGAGTTCTTCACTCCCTCCATTATCTGTTTTCTGTTCTTCCAGATGTCTTTTAGTCTGTTCCCCATACTTAAATAGTTTTTTCTTCATCATAAATGCATCAATCTTTGCCTTAGCTGATATTAAAGTTTCCAGCTTTTGCTCTGCATTTTTTTTGTTATGATAATTAGTGAATGTCTGACTGTCATATTTGTTATTAAGAGCTCTGTACTTTTTGATCATTCCATTTACAGAGTTACCCTTCATAATGAATTGACCTAAACCTACTAAGTTTATATTAATATGTTCTAAACTTGATAGCGTTTTCCTGACCTCTTTATAGTAGAAGCTTACCACATCATCTACCATTGATTTCGGTAGATCATGCTGTTCAGCAACTTCTTTAATTATTATCTCCGGTTTCTTTGGTATCATCCCCTAGAAATTTGTAGTCAAGTAATACTGTACCTTCTGTTTGTATTTGCATAGCTGGATTAATTCTAATAACCTTCTTGTTGTTTGGATCTTTCACAACAAGCTTGTTTTTCTCAGCTTTATTAATACAGTTTCTTACAGTCTGCGGAGTCTTAAATATCCAGTCTTCATCAGTAGATGCATCATAACAAAAATGTGTAAGCTCTATAGGCTCATTTAAGCTCAATAGAGTCAAGCAATTAAGATCAGACTCACTCACTGTTATACGGTTAATATAACAGTGAGTCAAGATCTGAAACTTAACAACGTCCCATTTGGGCATTTTTACACGCTTCTGTACTTGATTTACTAAAGCCATGACTAATCTCTTCTAAGCTTTCTTTTTTGTTCTGCCTGAATTTCTTCTCTTAATTCTTCAGGAGATGTTGCACCTGCCATTGCATCTTCTTGTTGAGCTGCCATCATAGCATACTGCATCTGAATGCTTGTTCTTTTAAAACGTGCTTCTTCAATCTTAGCAAGTGTTTCTTCATACTCACACTGAGCTTTAAGATACTTAAGAGACTCAGTGTAGAACTGGTACATTTCTTCTTTCTTTTGTTCCAATTCTTCTCTTGTTAGTTCTCTCTCTTCTGTTTGGTTTTCCATGACTTCTATATTTTAAGTTTACACAAATATAAAACAAAAGTTTAAACCTTACACATTTAAAACAAAAAACCCAGATAGTGTAACTACCTGGGTATACTTAATGTTCTAAACTTTTATCTATTCTTCATTGTAAAGTTGAATAGAGTAAACAGATAAAACTGTCTTGAGATGTCTACTTCTATTGTCAAGATGTCTACTTTACCAAGCCGTGCTCTTATTTGGAACTTGTCCCACTGTTTGTTGTGGACTCTCCAGTTGTTTCTAAATATCATAGTCTTATTATTTGTATGGTACATAAGATGTACCCTTACCTGATTTAACAGCTTTAAGTATTTGCTTGCGTTGCTTACCTGTAGACTCATAGGATACGTGTACCCAATCAGGATTAGAGTCTGTACCAAACTCCCAAATCAATTGATCAAAGTTCAAGTTGTCTTTGATAAAGTTAAATACCTCAGCATTCTTAACTGTAGTACCATCCATATCAATATCAATAGCTTCACCAGTACAGTGTTGTGAGCTTAAAGCACCACCAACAGCTGTATTTAATTCTTTGCTACGGTATCCTGATGAAAGGATAATAGGAACTCCAAAGTGATCTCTAATAGGCTGGAATACATTCTCAGCTAATAGCTTAAAGTTCTCAATGTGTTCAGGTGTAGGCATATTGCTGATACCTTTTCTTTTAGCAGTTTCTGATCTCATTACTTCTGCTAATGCTAAATTTTTACTTAGTTGCATGTTGTTTATTTTTTAAAGTATAAGTCTGCTTCAGCTTCTCTGCGTCTAACAAGACCTTTTAAAGTTTTACCTCCAGCTTTTACCCACTTGAGGAATTCTAATCTAATTGATTCATCTTCTGGATTTGCATTTACTTTCTTAAGCAATGTAGAAGCCTTTAAATTTGCAGGTCCTAGGTTATAAGCAAAAGAAACCAATGCATCAAATTGGTTCTGATTGATGCTATCTACACAGTAGCTGTCTACATACTTTTCAAAACTTACTAGCATGTTAGCTAAAAGTTCTGTAGCTTCTTCTTCTGTAATTGTAGCATCAGTCATTGTTACTTTCTTACCACTAGGATAAAAAGTAGCTCCGTATCCAATTGTAGGAACACCTGCAGAACATTTGTAAGGAGCTCCTCTGAACCCTTCAAATGACTTGATCATCTCAATTCCCGCTTTCCCCGTCTTTGTTATCTTCATCTTTGTTCTTTTTTTTGAGTGACATAACTTTACCTACTGTTGTAATTCCAAATGCTCCAAGAGTAATAATCATAAAGCCATCAAAGATAAACTCTTTTATGATAAGTTCTTTCCCCCAAATACCTGTAATTACATCAACTATTAAAATAAAGAGCATAGCAAAAAAAGCTGCTACGCCTACAAAGGTTTGCTCATTTATGTAATTGTTATCTGAGATGAGCTCTCTAAAAAACTTTTTCATATCCTTTATTTTTTTTGTTTACTACCTTCTTGTGTTGCATACTTGATACCCATGATTGTACCAACTATTGAAAAGGCATTTGTTAATAATACACTAAACATATTACTCCATGTTGATCCAATGATCTGAGTATCTTGATTTGTTATAATAGCCATCCAATATAGTGTTGTTGTTACAACTCCAACTCCAACTATGACAGCCAATGCAACTTTCACAATTATCTTAATCAACTCACTTTGACTTTTTTTCATCATAACATCTAAGTCATTCAAAGCTGCATCCTTTTCTATCTCAATTGCATTCTTAAGCTTTTGAGAGTTATCAAGTTCTATTTGTAAATTCTTTGAAAGATCCTCTATCTTCTTCTCATTATTTACAGCATCAGTAACATCAGTTGCAATCTTAACTACATCAGTGATATTTCCTTTACTGTCTAAAACAGGATTATAAGATGCTTGTAAGTAAACAGTAGAACCATCTACTTTTCTTCTTTCAAAGATTCCATCAAAGTACTTACCTTTTCTTAAACTATCCCAAAACTTAACATACTCATCAGATTTAGAATATTCATAACTTACAAAAACACTATGATGTTTACCAATGACTTTAGCTTTTTCATTAGCTTTATAACCCATGGTTTCTAAGAATATAGAGTTTACTTCTGTTATAAACCCATCAATATTGAAACTAATAAGAGCAGTACTTTTGTTAATGGCATCTATTTGTTTTTTACTATTGACAATTAAACTAATGTCAGTAGCAATCTTCATTATCTTGGTAATCTTATTATCCTCATTAAAAATAGGATTATAGGTTGCTTGAAGATTGATAAGACTTCCATCTTTTTTTCTTCTTTCAAATTCACCAGTGTAATACTTACCGCTTCTTAAGATATCCCAGAACTTTTCATATTCAAGAGATCTTGCATAATCATCACATACAAAAATGCTATGGTGTTTACCAATGATGTCATCATGGTTGCCTTTACCAAAGCCCATGGCTTCCAAAAAAATGTCATTGACTCCTAATATGACGCCATTAAGATCAAAGTAGATAATTGCATTGCTTCTATTAATAGCCTCAAGTCTACTCAATAACTCTTCTTTTGGTAGATTCTTCATTACTTAGTGAAGTTTAATCATTAGCTCTTTAACAGCATTAGATAAATCACTCACATTCTTAGCAAGCATCTTAATCTCTAGTTGTGTTTGTTCCTGTATAGCTTGGTATTTAAGTCTATTCTCTTGTTCTACAAGTTCAATCTTACCTTTAAGCTTACCCAGCTCTTCTGTGTTCTTACGTACATCACTATGTACAATTTTTAAGAAGTATCCAATAATTAGTACAGCGGTGCCAATAATAAAAGTTGTGATTTCAGAAGGTGTCATTTTTTAAAGATAAAAAGTTTGTTAACTATGTATAGAGCAAGCATTGATACAAAGATTAAGATCATCATCTTCCAAGGCATTGCTTCTTTACGTATGACTACTCTCTTTGTTTTTTGGATTTGTTTATTTTTCTTTACAGCAGCCTTAAGAACTTTAGCTAAGCTGTCATTCTGTAGCTTCATCATCTTCTCCATGTGTTTGAAGTAAGATTCATTAAGCAATCTTTCCTGACGAGTCATACCTGCGGAGATAGTGTTAGTTACCTGATAAGGAAAACTATCTACTCTGATCTGCTTTGTTTCAAATGTATTGTTCTCTACATTCCATACTGTGTCTAACTTATAACTATAATGCCATACAGTATCTGGTTTGATCACAGCACCTTTTCTCTTAGCAGTGTCTATATGCTTCTGAGCTTTAGATAAATGATGTTCTATTGAGCAAGATAAAACTAAGCTCAATACAAGTACTATAGATGTAACAAAAGTCAGTTTCATAATTCTGGATCTGGTTGCGGTACATACTCAATTAATGGTAGCGTCTTTACCCATAAAAACTCTTCATTAGTAGTGTGGTCTATTTCCTCTATAGAAATAATCCAGTTATTGTTATTATCTTGTACAGGTCCAAAGTAGCTGTCAATGTCAAACAATTGCCGGTCTAACAATACTTTCTGCTCTTCTGTCAATAGTCCTACTTGTATCATACGTTTCTTCCTAAAGTTGTTTGAAATGCTTGTACTGCCGTATTAAAGTTAGCTTCCTCTGTATCTGTTAATCCCCAACCAATAGAAGCTAATGCTAGTTCTCTAGTTGAGAAAAATGCTCTTGTATCATTAAATCTAGCAATAGCTGAAAGAGCAATCGGATATATACCAAAATTATCTACATTTTGAGCAATTGGTATGGGGATTCCGTTTCTACCAGATTTAGTAGTTGTAAGAGAGTCATCTCTTTTTAGTGTAATAAACCCTGTAGTAGGGGATATACTAGTAGATAATATACTTGTTGTGCCAAATACATTTGTGTATCGGTTAACTAGATAACTGGGCATTATGTAAACACCTCTTGCGTAATTAGTATTAGCCCCTCCCATATCTGCCCCGCTTATTACATTTGTTCTTGAGTAATACGCAATATGTATATCATCTAAACGATCTGCGGGAACCCAATTGGTATAAGCGTTATTAGGTCTAAACTTTGTATCTCCCCAGGCAGTAATTCCATTTGGTAAAATACCTGTACTACTGTGTGTCCATCCACCATTAAATATAATCCTGAATCCCAGATCTGTATCTACAGGATTCTTAAGGTTGAACTTATGACTAAAAGCTGTACCTCCTACAAAAGGATATAAAGCCATTATTTTATTCCATAGACCGTATAATTTAACATCTAATACCAATTGATTAACAGCAGTAATTTGAGTAGCATTAGTTATTCCAGCAGCTATTATAAAAGCCTCAGCATCTGGATCCAGACCTCCTTGATTAGTTATAACAATACTGTTTTTAACAATACCCAATGTGCTATTAAAGTTGATATTAGTTGCCATATAATTTATGTTACCTACTTACTTCCTCCCAGTCTAATGAAACATATGCTCCTAAAGTTCCTCCTGTAGCATCAATAGCCATTTCAATAACCAATTCAAAAGCAGTTCCTGTAAAAGTATTTCTTTCTAATTGACTAGCAAATATTGCTTCTTTTAATATATTGATACTTGGAGAACCTTGATTGGATGAATTTACATATCCTTGTGCTAATACTCTACCACTCGTAACAGATGCTCCTGTAAGGTTATATTCTACAGATGAATCTACTCCTGCTGAAACCCAAGACCCTCCTGTTGTTATAGCAGATTGTACAATTCTCCATGCATAATTTTTACCATTACCTAATCCTAATAAAGATACCGCTGTAGTTATAATTATAGCATCTAATCTAGTAGACTTTAATCTAATAGCTACCATTGGATAATAAGTTCCTGCTACAGCAAAAGTTTTTGGAGTAGTAATAGGTGTACCAACAGCTTGTTGAGCTCCTCTTAACTCATATCCTCCCTCTGATATAACAGTAGAACATACTTGTTTTAATGTGGCAATAATACCTGCTACTCCTGCAGATATTTCATATCGTAATGGTAAAGATGCTGTAGTAATATAAGTAGATGCAATTAGGTTAGCATGATTAAATCTGTGGCACACTATGAAATTCCCGTCTATTACAAAACCTAATCTTACGGTACCTTCGCCTAACCACTCAATATCCATAAATAGAATCTGAGCTTTAGTAATATCTAAAGTTATTCCTGAAGGACCATTACCATCCATTGTGTCTGCGTTCCAAGCAGCTTGGGGTACAACATTTTCAGTTGGAGAACCTGTAACAATACTTCTTTCTACAAAACTTAAAATATCATCATTTAACTGAATGTAGATACCATTGTCTATTCCATAGTACCCAACTCTTTGTCTTAACCCTGTTTGAGCAGGAGCCATTACAAACGTGTTGAATACAAGTAAAGACTTACCTGGTTGGTAAGAGAATACTTTTGTAGTCTCTCTTATTACCTGAGATCCATTTGCACCATTTACACTCAAATCTACTAATCCTTCATTAAGGCTAAATGTAGCAGTACCGCCATTTGTAGCAAGTGTATTCCACAAACCATTATCCCTATATCTATGAGATGAGTCAAATAGAGTTAATGGTGTAGATACTCTTAATCTACCAAATGCATCAGCCAACATGGGCTGATTGTTCAGTATATTAAAATTACTTAATCCGCTAGATGAAATAATAGTACCCATTATTATGCTGTTATCTTAGTAACAATAAATGTAGTCCCTGTTGCATCAAATGATATCCCATCCAAAGTATTACCAGCACCTCCTGCATCAAAATTAAGAGTAACTCCTGCTGGTATAGATACTCCATTTACAGTTCCTGCAGAAGCACCTACATTAGCAATTGAAAAGCTATATGTACCAACAGGTACAGCACCAATTCCTGTATGTGAAGTCACAGTTGGAATTCTCATTGCGGGTGTAACAACTGATGTGTTATCTGCAATAGCTTGTAGTCCTTGCAACATTTTAAGCTGCCAAGGGAAGTTATTCCCTTTATTGCCTTCTGTTTTTAA